TGGAAAGACACTGCTAGTGTAATTGCCAGTACGTTTACTTTTTCCGCTTTTCCTGTCCCCACCCCAGATGACTTTGAAAATTGGCAAGATTGGGCTAAAGAAGTAACCTTGATTATTAACGGTAAATCTCACTAATTGGGGCGAAAAAACCCTATTTTTTGCATTAGTAGATGTAGACCACAATTCTATTTAATATGACACCATCACAAATTATTGCTGCGGATCATAAACGATTTGGCCATGGGCCAGATGATACTGCACATCTAATGAAAACAATGATGTTGATGATACAAAAGAATGCAGCCCATTTAATTCAACACGGTGACTCCCTTTTGTTTATAACTAATTTAGATAAGCAAAATGCAGAAGTCAGCATTTTTACAGCAGATTCCCCCTTAAAAATTAAATCCTCACTTAAGTATTTTGTAAATCAAGTAAGACACGCTGGATTTAAACGGATGTACGGCGAAGATGGTGGCCCAATGTTAAATAAAACACTGAAAATTTTGGAAAAATTTGGACTTAATATTCAAAAATCTGATAAACCAGGTTATTTATGGATGGCTGATCTATGAGCGGCTGGAATCCGGTATCCTGGGTATCTGATGCTTTTCAACAAGCTAGTAATGCCGTATCTAATCTCGTTCAAGATGTCGGAAATATTGGTGCTCAACTTGATAAATCAGTACGCTCTGCTGTTCCTGGTGGCTGGGCTACTTTAGGCGTAGCTGCGCTAGCTATTGCAGCTCCTTATTTAGCTCCGGCTTTAACAGAAGGTGCTGCAGTCGGTGAGGGAATAGGTGCTGGTACCGGTATTGGGGCTGGTGCAGGAACTACAACAGCTGGCGTAGGTCTTAGTGCCGGTTCCGCCACTGGCATTGCGGGAACTGAAACTGCAGCAGGACTGGGTTTAGGAACTGGAGCTACGGGTGTCGGAGTTGGTACCGGTGTGGGTTTAACTGGTGCCGGAACTGCTGCTGGAATAACAGGNACAGAAGCAGCTGCTGGATTAGGTTTGGGCGCTGGAGCTTCCGCAGGAAGTGCAATGTTGAATGCTGCCGGAACTGGTGCTTTAACTGGTGGCGCATTAGGTGGTGTAAACAGTGCAATTAAGGGCACACCAATTTTATCTGGTGTATTGCAAGGGGCATTTACTGGCGCATTAACTGGTGCGTCATTATCAAGTTTAACTTCTCCGGCGTTTGCCACTGAGTTGGGTTTAAGCCAACCATTAAGTACCCCCGTTGCTTCAGCTTTATTGACTGCCACTAAAGCAATTGCCGCTGGTGGAAACCCAGCAACTATTTTAGCAAACACAGCTGTTGGCTACGGGCTGAGTAGTTTAGGCGGTCAAGCTAATGCTTCTTTAGCTGATGTTTTACCCCAACCAGTTACCAACACAATTATTGGTGCCGCAACAGGTGCTGCTAATGCTGCTATTAAGGGAACAAACATTGCAGCTGGTGCAGAAGNTGGCGCTGTGGGAGCNGCAGTTGGATCTGGCNCAGGTGCAGTTAAATCTGGCCTAAATAGCTTAACTGCACCAACTGCTTCAATACCAAGCAATGTTGACCAAACCACAGCCGATGCGCTATCAAACGGAACTATTTCTGGATTGACTTCCGGAGCAACAGATGCTATGCTTGGTTCTCAGTTAACTNCTGAGGGAAACATACTTGGAAATACTGCAGCAGATCAATTAAGCCAATATACTTCTGCGCAAACAACGGCGCAAAACCAATCAGATGCAACTAACACTGCGTTAACAAATGCTCAACAAGCACAAACCGCGTTAAACAATGCTATAACAAGCACGGGTTACGATAAGCAATATTCTGATTTACAAAATTTGCAACAAACAGCAAGTACATCATATACAGCTGCTGTAAACGCTCAAACAGCTTGGAATCAAGCATACGCTGCGTACCAAGCAAATCCAACTCAAGCTACTGCAGATGCTGCTAATGCTGCTGGAGCAGCATATACTACGGCTGCAAATCAGTTTACACAAGACAATACTGCATTTAGTACAGCAAATACAAATTTACAAAGTTTATATCAAACTTCTGTTGCACCGTTAGAGACTGCAGCAACAACCGCTACAAATACACTAAATACTAATTTAGCAACATACAAAAACGATCAATCTACACTAAGCAGTATTGCCAATCAATTGGGCACTACATTAGGCGGGTTGTCTCAAATTGCTAATGGTCAGTTAGTATCCGGCATGAATGTACCAGATGTAACAGTTCAAGCACCGTCTGCTATTATTCCCCCACCAAGCGCCAATACTGGCCCAAGTACAACACCACAAGAACAGGTTGGTCCATTGCCAACTTCTTCTAATTTAACATCAAATACTGCGGCAAGTCCAATTGATGCTACACAAACATCTCCTGCAGCAAATACAAATGCTCCGGCTGCGACACCAACTCCAACCGGCGTTGTAATTGGTGTAGACCCAATAACAAACACAGCCTCAGTGCTTGGTACAGATGGTAGCGTAAACACCATACCAGCTACAGGTATAACAAACGGCAGCACTGTAACATTGGATTCAAATGGTAGCGTAATTGCCTCAGATTCAACTACCACACCAAACACAACGTATGCTCCAGTTGCAGCTACAAATACAACAAATTCAGTAACAGATGTTGGTGGCGGGGCATCTACACCGTTAATTAGCACCGTTGGGCAAACTTTATATCAAGATAAAGCAACAGGTCAATGGCTACCAGTTCCAGTAACTGGAACACCATCAGATACTAGCGGGCTTTCTCAAAACACAGATTCCGCTAAAGGCCCTGCGCTAACTGATGCACAAATTGCTGCTGGAAATGAATTACAGTCTAAATTAGATTCTGGTCAAATAACACAGGAACAATACGACGCACAAATGGCGTTTATTTTAAATAATGCTGCAACAACACCGGCAGACACTACTGCTAGTGATTTAGTTGCTAGTATTATCGCAAGTAACACCGGAACAGTGGGTTCTTCTGGAACTGGAACAAATACAGGAAATAAAGGAACGAGCGCAGTTTCAACACCAACACCGGGAATAACAGGCACATCTGGCGGCACAGGGGGTACTGGTACAGGACCGGGTGCTGTAACCGGTGGAACAGGAACTGGTAGCGGTACAGGAACAGTGGTTGATAACGCAACGCCAGTACCGACACCTATAACTGCTCCGGTAACTGCTCCAGTTACTACTGGCGGAACTTCTACAGCAACTACAGCTCCTACCACACCAGTTACCACTGGTGGGGCTTCTACATCAACCACAACGCCTACCACAACAGGTGGCGTATCTAATGTGGCAGCAGATGCTGGAGCAGCAGCTGTTGTAGCCTCTATTTTAGCTGGTACAGGTACAGGTACAGGAAGCGGCACTGGTACAGGTACAGGTACAGGAAGCGGCACTGGTACAGGTACAGGTACAGGTACAGGTACAGGTACAGGTACAGGTACAGGTACAGGTACAGGTACAGGTACAGGTACAGGTACAGGTACAGGTACAGGTACAGGAAGCGGCACTGGTACAACGACAACATCAGGAACACCTACTGTGGCAACTAAACCAACAGCACCAAAAGCTACCTTGTTAAAAGGTACTCAAATTGCATCCCTATTTGGCGCCCCTGCTGAGCAAGTATATAACTATGCTCCTCCAGCTCCAAACCCATTATCTTTGCAAGAAATTCAACAAGCTAAAAATGGTGGTATAATTCATAAAGCAGAAGGTGGTGATTTACCGATGACTGCCCAACAATTAAAGGGGCGTCAATCGGGGCATGCTGATTTGTTTGGTATGCACGGGGCACCATTGTCTAATGTACCACATTTGCAAGCTGGTGGCCAATCTATGCAAGATAGAACCCTACCAGAAGGACATAACCCACAATTCTTTAGTGAAGGTGGGTTAAATTCATTGCGCAATAAGTTTGTGCAAGGTCCTGGTGATGGCACTAGCGATAGCGTTCCAGCTATGTTGGCAAACGGCGAATTTGTTATACCTGCCGACGTAGTATCTAGTTTAGGTAACGGTAGTAACGAAAGTGGTGCGCATGTATTAGACGCATTTTTAAAGACAGTTAGAGAACATAAACAAAAGCACGACGCTAAGCATCTGCCCCCAGATTCTAAGGGTGCGTTAGCTTACTTATTAAAAGCAAAACAAAAAGCGAGAGCATAATGGCAGGAACAACAACTTCTTCTGGTTTGAATAACATGTTGACTGATACTCAACAAGTACAGACAACGTTACCAACATGGATGGATACGGCGCAGCAAAATGTTATTTCCCAAGCTGGTACTGCTCAAGGTGCGGCCCCGGCATTTGGTCAAACTGCTGCTCAAGGTGCGGTTAATACTTTACAACCGGGCGCGGCCAACCCATTTACTCAAGCACAAGGCAGTTTAAATACTATTGCTTCTGGCGCTGCCAACCCTTGGATAACAGATCCAACAACTGGTGCTGTGACCCCAAACACCCAAACTGCTATGGGTGGCTTGTTCCAAGCACAGAACCAGCAATTAAACCAACTACTACCGTACCAGACTGCTGGTACTGAAGCTGGCGCAATTGGTTCCGGAAACTTTGGAAGCCTTCGTGGTCAAACTGCTGTAGATACATCAAGAGCAAATGCTTTTGATACACTAGCAGCACAACAAATGCAAGCTGCTTTACAAAACCAATCTACCGGCGCTACTGCTGCCGGTACTCTTGGTAACGTTGCTAACCAAGGTATTACAGCTGGTTTGACAACTGGCGCAGCACAAATGAATGCTCCATATCAAGGGGCATTAAACTACGCAAACTTAATAAACTCTGTAAATGCCCCAACTACAGTATCACAACAAAATCAAATGTCTCCGTTGTCTATGATCGGGTCATTGTCAAGTATCCCAAGTGCAGCAAGTGGTTTGTTGGGTAGCTTGGGTATTACGGGTTCTAGCTTTGGTGGTCTGGGTAATAATATTTTAAGTGCAATTAATGGGGTAGTTAATCCAACTACAAGCGGTACTTCAACATACACGCCTTCTCAAACACAAGCAGCTGTTGATGCAACAACCGCAGCAAATATGGCAGCCCCAAATCCCAATCCAACTGCTCCAGACCCTTCAACTATTGTAACGGAATAAATTATGGCAGATCCAACAGTACAGGGGCCGTTATCTGCGGCTTCAACAACTTCAGAAACACCCGAACCAACATCAACTTTAAGCACGATTGGGCAGCCTGTTAAATTTACAGGGGGTGGTAAAGGAACGTTAGGGACAATTACGCCTACCGCAGGCGCTATATTAGATGAAAATTCTAGTAAAGCCATTTTAGCTAATATGCAAAATATGCTAAATGAATATAGCTCACCTAAAAAAGGTCTTGAGGATGCGCTTATGAAGGCACATGCTTGGACAATGTATAACAAAGAGCCAATGTTCCGCCAAATTCAACAACAAGAAGAACAGGACCGGGCCAATAAATATAATATTTCGCAAGGTATGGCTAGTATTCAAGCTATGCAAAACCAAAACAAGATTCTACAAGAAGAAATGTCTGGCGGTGCTAAAACTGCAGGTGCGGGTGTAGGTGCGGGTGTAGGTACGGGTATCCCCGGCATACCAGGAAACCAACAGGATTATGCACGGTATTTGAAAAGAACAAATCCTGTAGAATTTGAAAAACTATTAACTTCATATAACGTTAAGCAACCTGATGCGCTTAAAATTATGGATGCTGTTAAGGGTATGGAAGATACCCCACAAAACCGCGAAATATTACGCCAAACTTTTCCTAAGTCGTTTGAGCCTCAAGTTACTGTTGACGCTAATGGGGCTAGACATGAATCTATGCCCGATATTGGGGCCTTGTTTAGGCAAGCTAATGCACCAACAGCTACAGGTGTGCCAGTATTTAATGATCCAAGTATTCGTATTACTAGTACCCAACGTAATGCACAACAAGGTAAAGATTTATATCAAACCAGTGTTGACGCTGGAACCCCAGGTGTGCAACCCAATGGCATACCTGTTGCAAAACCGGGCACAAGTCCACATGAAACTTTGCCTGCTGGTGATGTACTTGATATTGATCCTAGTAAACTTACGACTTCCGGTCGTACTGAATTAGCTCAAAAAGGATATTACCAACCCTACGGTAAAGATAGCCCGCATTGGCAAAAAATTCCACCTGTTGGCACACAAACTACCACAGCAACTACTTTACCTGCAATGAAGGCTGCTTTGCAACCTGGGGCCCAACCAACAACTGGGGATATACCATCTCCTTTAGCCGGTGACACCTCTGTTCCCGGTGTGGCTGCTAAATATGCTAATTTGCAAGAACAAAATAAAGCATTTATTAACGGAGAACAAAAAACATTAGCCGATGCAGTTTACGCACAAAGAAACGATGAGCGCAACGCTGAAAGAGTTTTGGAATCGTTACATAAAGCTGATTTTGGTCCAGGAAGTTCAGTAGAACAGCTAGCAATTGAAGCCAAAATGGCAGCTGAAAAATTATCTGGTCAAAAGTTAGTTACTCCTGAAGAGGAAGCTAGATATTTTGCTGGAAAAACAATTGAAAACGTGAAACAAACTCAAGTTGCTTTGGGCGCTAAAGCTGCAATGGGTGCGCAATATACTGGTAAAGAATCTGATAATTACGCTAAAACTTTGGCTGGTATTAATGATAAAAATACCTATATCAAAACAATTTACCAAATTCAAATGGCAAAAGCGAAGCTTGATAAAGCACATCTTAATTATTTAAGACAGAATCAAGCAGATCCAGTTACCGCAGAAGCAAATTGGACTCGTGAAGGTGGGCTTGGTGAGAAAAAAGCTAACGAAATTTATCAAGCTAACGTAGATGAGTTTAGAAAAATGCACACCGATCAAGCAGCAAGAGAGTGGTTGGCCAAAAATCCGAATGACCCGAAAGCCGCTAAAGTTAGAGAACAATTGGGAGATAAGCAATAATGAGTTTTGATCCAGATGCTTACATAGCGCAAAAAGAAGCTCCGCATCCAGATACACAAGCCCAGCCACAGGGAGATGTTACTGTTTCTGGATTTGATCCCGATGCTTATATAGCACAAAAAACCACTACTGTACCGTCAACGGAACAAAGTGGTTTTAGATTTGGAAATTTAAAAGATGCCGGTGTATCCGCGGAGCGTATGCTTAACGCAATTGCTAAACCGCCAGCAGCACTAGCTGAGTATGTTGGTTGGAGTGGGCCATCAAAAGAATTAATGGCTAGAGATGAATACCTTAAGCAACATAGTGGCTTAGGGGCTTCTCTATCTAGCTTAGGTGGCGATGTTGCAGGATTTATGCTACCTGGAGGTGCTGCCGGTAAAGTAGCAGAAGCTACGCAATTAGCTCCAAAAGCATTAAGTGCAATAGAGAACATTCCTGGTGCTGCAAAATTACTTCAAACAGGACCACAATGGCTTGAAAAAACATTAGGAAGTAAATATACTCAAGCTGCTGGTTTGGGTGGGACAGCATCTATGTTATCCCCAACAGGGACGGATATTACTGATCCTAAATTTGCAGAACAGCACACTAAAGATCTAGCCACAGCAACAGCCCTTGGGCCGGTATTTACAGCCGGTGCTGCTGGCGTAGGTCGTGCTTTAGACCCTGCTATGAAACGTTTTAAAGAGTTACTTGCTCAAGGTTTTACCAAAGAGCAAATTATGAAAGATACCACACTTGGGCAAATAGTTGGTGGCGCCATTCAAAAATTTGAAAATGCCGCTTCTTTTATTCCGTTTGGTGGTGTAAATAGTAAAATATCGGCCGGTAAAGAAAGTCTTTCAGAATCAGCTAAAGATATTAAAAAATCTATTGAAGATATTGCAAAAAATAAAGCTTCACAGTTAAATATTGCATTAAATGACACTCATGCTGGATTGGACAAAGCACAAAGAGATGTTGCTGTGCCAAGTATTAAATCTGAAGCGGAAACAAAAATTGCTGAAAATCAAGCTAAATATAATAATTATGTAAAAACTACAACAACAAATATGGACGAGCGTCATGCTAATGAATTTAGCCGTCCAATTATAGAAAAAGCACTCGAACCCGCTGGAATAAAATTACCTGATGAACATCAAGGTACTGAGGCTATTAAGTTTGCACAAGGTGTGGAAAAACAACTATACGATAGCGGCATTAAAAAAATTGGAGACGCCCACGGAGATGTAATAGTTGGAGATAACGAATTAAATTCTCTTAAATCTGTATTGGAATCTAGCAAACACAGATTAGGTGGGGAAGGTTCTGATTTATATAATAGATTAGCTAGTAGAATAGATGAGATTAAAGATTCTGCTGGAGATACTAATAGGGTGTCCGCGGAACAATGGCATAATATATTTAAAGATTTAGGAACAGAAGCTCGAGACTATAAAGGTCCACTTTCTTCAGGAACGGATCGTGAATACGGTAATGCTGTAACTAGTCTTAAAAATAAATGGATGGATATTATTGAGAACACCGAAGGTTCGGACATAATTAAAAAAGCTAATGCTGTGCATTCAGCTTTACAAGTTCCTCAAACAGCAGCTGGATACTTAAATACTTACCTTGAAAAAGGTGGTAAATTTGATCCTAAAGATTTTTTACGAGCATTAAAATCTGAATCTTCCGGTAAACGTTTTGCTGCTGGAGATGCAAGATTGCAAGAAGAAGCTCTTGCAGCATATCAAAAAATGGCCAATGAAAAGCTAAAATTAAAAGCCCAACATGATGATTTTAAAGCTCAATTAAACAATAAGAAAAAAGAAATTAATACCGAAACTGGTAATAAAATAAATACTAATAAAGATAATATAGCTAAACAAAAAGCGTATTTAAAATCGCAAACCGAAGCTGAAAAACAAGCTATAGTTGATGAGGCCAATACCAAAAAAGAATCCCTAAGTAAAAGTGTTGGTGAACTATCAACTCCTTCTATTGATAAATACGCAGAACATAGGCTTGGTTATAGTGCCGCAGGATTAGGTGGCTCAAGTATTTTAGGTAGAGTGTTACCAATAGATCCGTCAACACAACTTATGATTGCTGGCGGTTTATTGGGTGGATCACATATTTACGGGGCAGCCCAACCAATTTTAAAACGTATGGCTGTTTCTCGTCCGGATGTTGTAAGGGCTGCCGGCCAAGCTATTACTGAAAACGCTCCTAAAATTGGTGGATTGGCTGCTTATTCAAACAGCCAATCCAATAAAAAGAAGTAATTACTTTCTGTAACGTTTACTGACCCATCCCTCTGCAGCTAGAGGAAAGTCAGACGCCCATTTAGGTGGTGTAGTCATAATCTTGATTACATCATCTAAAGCCTTATCACTACCATCCGCATCCACTAGGAGTAACACTTCGTCATGGATCAAGTTAATCACCTCATATCCCGCCTTAACGATATTGAGCGTAGAATCTGCCAAGAAATCTCTAGCAGTTCCCTGCACTGCGGACTGAAAGATACTGCTGCCAATAAGGGGATTACGTGTCCATTGACGTGTGTAGGTATTCTGACTATGCACCGTAACACCATACTTAGTAGTGCCCCAAGGTGTAGTCAGCAGCTCGAGCTGTGGCCTCTGCCAGCAGATCAAACGGCCTGATGGTAACTTCATCCATAAAGCATCTTTTGCAACCTTCATTACAATATGCCGGTAAGCTCGAAATGGGCTTCCGGGATTGCTTACTGCTTCAATCGCGGCATTTTCACACGATGTCCACAAGTCCCGCACTCTCGAATACGAACTGCGGTAACCATCTACTGCGTTCTTAGCTTGCACCTCACTTAGTTTGACCCCCATCCCCTCAGCGTATTTAACAAGCCCTTTGGCTCCCTGACCAAACATCGCGCCGAGGACTGCTGATTTAGCAATCTGTCTTTGATCCTTCGTGACATCTTCATAAGGCACGTGATACAAAGACGTCGAAGCGAAAACTTTGTACTCATCTAGTCCTTTCCGGAACAATTCGACTTTGTCGTTTTGTCCTGCGAGCCAAACCCCAACTCGGTTTTCAATTGAGCTAAAATCCACGTCAACGAAGGTCTTGCCCCTCGGTGCAACGATAGCGGATCGCACCAATGAGCTAAGTTCTCGCATTGATCCCTTGGCGTCATTAAAGACTGACGGTATTGCAAGTTCAATTTCCTCATCGCTGATCGTGGGGCGAGCAATATTTTGCAAATTGAGCCCACCACGGCTCGCCCAGCGGCCAGTACTAGCGCCATGATATACCAGTGTATTCCTAATCCGTCCTTCATCTTGAATTTCTCCCATTTTTGAATATTTTGCAACGCTAGTTTGGCTTCCTTCTTGGCGCAACTCTAACGCGCGGCGAAGGGGTTTAAATAGGTGCTCCAGTTTAAGTGTTTTCTCTACTGTCTCGGCAGTTAAATCTGGCAACGGCTCGGTCATCATATTGTTAACCCAGCCCAGCAATTTAGCCCTCTCAGACGGCTTAAAACCGGTCAAGGCGACGCATTCGTTGTCAATTAAGGCCTGAGCATCAACCACGGCCTTACACGCGTTCTGGAGCTCGTTAGGATCAACCGGTACGCCTTTTAAATTAATTTTCTGAGTCAGTAGCCAAACTTCCTGTTCAGAGGCTGTAAGGGGCCTTAAATTGGCTACAATCGACATCTCGGCACGTACATCTCCCTTGCAATATTCAAACAACTCACGCATCAATTCTGGGTCTTCATTAAAGACGCCCTTGTGTGGATTACAGAGCTTTTGAATCAAATAGCGCCCTCTTGTGTCTTTCTTATGTGCACTATCCATAAAGATCGCCGCATCGCCAAGAGACTGGGGTACATTATTTGCCGCGGCGATAGCCATGGAGTCAACGCACTGCTCTAGCTTTAATGGTGGCCAGCCGTACTTAGGCACACAGACGCAATTCCAAATGGCGTACTCGAACATGGCGTTCCATGCTTGGATTTTGCCGCCATTCTCAACGTGATCAAGTAGCTTAAACAAGTTCTTGTCTTTGATTAGATGAGGTTGGCTTTCTGAGCAAACTTCTACATTGTCAAGTTGGGTGCCGAACGCAATACACAACACTTCTGTTGTAGGGTCGTTGGCGTAGATGTCTAGCCCTTGATCGGCTAGGTCGATGGCGCTACGTGTTTCAAAGTCGCAGCTAAAAATTACTTCTTTCATAATGCCTCCTATGGGCGCTAGACGCATCTAGCTTTGATGTTTAATTAGATATTGTATCGCAGATTTTAAATTTTGTATAGAGTCTTTAAAATGTCCTATAACCAAATATGCTGCTGCAAAAAATAGATTTTTTACTGAATCCCTAAAATGACCTAAACCAACGTTACAAGCATTACATAGTACTCCACGTATTTTACCTGTCTTGTGGCAATGGTCAACAGAGGTCAATTTTACAGTTTTTAAATCTATTTTGCAAACTGCGCAACATCCGTTTTGTTTTTTAACTATTGCAATTTTATCAGCTAAAGTAACTCCTAAAGTTTGTTTTAATTTAGAATTTTTTACTGAATCTGGGTTTTTGGTTCTGTAAGTTTTTGCTTTTTTATTGTGGCAGTCTTTACAGTGTTTTCTAAACCCCGTTTTGTATTTAACAAAGCCCGTTGCGGGCTTTGTTAATTTACACACACTACAAGTTAACGAATCGGACATGCACCACCTGCGCATTCAGAATCTGTGTCCATTTCTAAGAATTGTTTAATCTCAGTAATGAGCTCGGTGTTTTTAGTTAAATCCTCGTAACGATCTTTAGTAATTTCCTCAATTGGAGCTTGATGAAATCCATGCTCCGAATGTAACAAGAAACTTAAAGACTTATGGCCGTTCTTGTAGTTCTTTTTCAGATACTCCCGAATCTCAGGTAATTCCTCTTTGCGATAGTATACTGTACAAGATACAGAGTTATCAGACCACTCTTCTTGCATACGCTTGACCTCTTTCAATTGGTCGATTGCAGTCATGTTTTCTGCCAGTTTGGTTCCTTCGGGGTACGCAAATGGAAACTCAACCACCATAGTGCTGTGGTCATCTGTACCATCAAAATTACGTTGTGGCTCTACATGGTACCCATGCTGTTTGCATGTTTCGATCAGTGGGTGGCCTGCGGCAATTCGGACACGCCTAATCATGTACTGCGCGTAAGCTGGATGAATACCAGATGTAACACCTGGAAGCAAAGACAATGAACCGCTTGGCTTTACCGTGGTCAATTTAATTGACTTATTAAAACCATGCTTTTCACTATACTGTTCATCAAAAATACGAAGCTCTTTATAAGCGTCAGCCAACCAGCTACGTTGTTCTTCTGTTGCTTGTAGTACGCCAGTGACACCAATACCCATGCGCATGTTTTTATGTACAATAGCTTCGGTTTCTTTTTGATGGCAAGGGATAGCCAAAGAGTGCTTATTAATACGATACAACAACTGCGCAATATCAATAAATTCTTCTTTAGATTTTACGTTTGATAAAAAGATTTCAGCTAGGCAGCAAGTCTCATAGGATTCAAGGCTTTGCTCAGCGCAAGGGTTATATACCTGTACATTCGGATCGGGGTATTGTGTTTCACCGAGGCGCCCAACTTTACGAGATAACCGCAGGTTAATCAAACCATAGGGCTCGCCTTTGCCCTCATAGCCATCCCAAAAGTATTCATGTAAGTCAGAGATATCATTACAGATTACACTGTTATTTGACATTGCACGCCAAGATGGGATATTGCCCATGTCCCAACGTTTAGCTAACAAAAACTCCACATCATCTGCGTCACCGATGGCAATCTGTGCAGAGCGACGCACATTACCAGCGACAACAACCGAACCAATAATATTCATAATATCTAACGCATCAATTGGTCTTAGTTGTTTACCCAAACGCTTAGAAATAATTGTACTTATTTGCTCAATTCCACGAACTAAATCTTCTGGGCCACTAGCGACACCACCAAAGCCTTTGATCAGTGCACCTTTAGATCGAACCAATTGTGTGCTGTATGAAAACGTGGGATTTCCCTCTGCCAAAAATGCAGCCTTAAGAGTTTTACCCAACAGTTTAACCCAACCTTCGCGTGTGTCTGGCACAATGTAGTCTGCATCCGCGGTGAATACTCGAGTTGGTGCCGCAAAGTTTACGTTAACCGGTGGAAGTTTATCGACATTTTTACGTTGAATGTTATAACCAACACCAGAGCCAAGCATAAGCATATCAAATGCCCAAGTAAATGGTTTAACTGGATTATCTACAACAACTGCAGCGCAGTTTTGGAGCGAAGCCAACCCTAATTTATCTACGGTTTCAGTTCCAAGTTGCCACAAAAAACGACCAGCTATTGTCCCTTTTAATTCCAATAAATATTTACGAAGTCTTTTTTCTTCATCTTTGGTAAATCCACAATTAAGTTGATTTTCACATGCCTGCACAACGCGATCAACTGTTTGTTCAAACTCTTCTGTTGGGCTATTTGCATCAGCTTCGTTTAATCTACGCGCGTATGTTCTTTTGTAAACTAAATAACCGATTGTCGACCATGGGGTTTTTGTCATTGTTTTTCTTTTATTGTTATATGGTTATTAAAGGGCAAAAAAGCCCGACGCAGTTTCTACGCCGGGCCGCCCACTACATGGGTACTACTATACTACTTATACTGCGAAGTCGGTGGCAGCAGAAGAACCACCACCTAACTTATCTGCATCTTCTAATTTCTGAAGATTGTTTAAACCACATGCAATACCTTTAGAACCAGCTGCATTGTATGGATAAAATGTTACTGAAGCACGGCCATAGCAACCGCTGTAGAACTCGCTTTGGTCAAACAATTCTTCACGATTTACATCTACAACTTGTGGCTTTTGCGCACTGTTAGCGTTAATAAAATAATGACCAGCGTAAGCGTCATCATCACGCTCTTCGTCGCCATCACGTAAACCACCTTTTAAACCTTTTGGTACTGAGCCACCAAAGAAAGCCGCGTTACTAGTTTTGCAATCTTCAAATGCTTTTTTGAGTTTTGCTACACCTTCAGTATCAGACTTAGGAATAAGAATGGACACTGAATACTTTGGTTCGCCGCCGTTCATGCCAGCTTTAGGCTGGAACACATTAGCGTATGAGAAACGAACTTTACCAGTTACGATTTTAACTTTATTGGATTGCATTTTAATTCCTTATTTACTTTAGAACTGGACTTAAATCGGGGCCAATTCGTCTACCCGTACTATCTATTATACACACTTTTACGAATCGTGCAACAATCCGTGAACTTCTAATGCTCTGTGTACTGCTAAAGCGTTAATGAAATCATTTCTATACTCAACTTCATGTAGCGCTTCTGGGTCTTCTGCTATGTAATCAATTACATCATACATTGTACCACGTAATTGTAAGACAGCTTCTCTATTTCCACTACCAGGTAAACCGTCAAATTGTTTAATGTATGTATCTATTAAATAATCTGGTACTTCAATATCATTGCCAAGACATGCTACTTTCATAGGTACTTTCTTATAGTTGTAATGTTACCATAACAAGACCTACATTGCCAAGGGCGTACCCTAGGAATGAGATCCCCATGCCTACTTGGCCTTTCATTATAAACTGTATTGCTACGATTGTATAAACAACACCGATAAACCCAATTAACCATGCGTTCATGCGAAGTCCTCCTTAGCAGCTTGTTTAACTCGCACTAACTTAGGCTGCCCATCTGGTCGTAATACTAAATCGCCCAGCCACGCTGTTACTTGTGGGTTAATCTTTTCCAAACTTGGAATAGATTTAAGCGTTGGTTGATTCCAGATTTGTTCTACTGGCATTCCTTTTTCAACAAGTACAGCAGCAGCTAATTGGTTATCAGAAATCTTACGATGCGTCTTGGTTGTTGCTAATTTAAAACCCGCTGGAATAATGTTTTCTTTTACTGCTTTATTTAAAAGGTATTCTTCTACATCGCCCAAATAAGTTTTTATTTGTTCGCTTTTTTCCAAAACTAATGACACTTCGTCATCTGTTAGGAGCTGCGGTTCACGAAACTCTATTTTTGCAAGTTCTGTTAGCTGCTCTTGTCGGGTTTTGCACGTGGCTTTAGCTTTGCAGTATTTGCAGTGCTCACCAGCTTGGAAGTTGCCGCTACCGACCCACGCTTGTTTGGCTTTTTTACGGACAGTTGTGTCTGCCCAGAGGAGGAGTTTTTCTTTAGTGGTTTCTTCGGTGCTGATATTGTCGGCTCTTGGCTGGACAATGGTGTACTTAATGTTTTTGATTTTCGGGTATTTTTCTTCAAACTTGCTGACTGCGCCCGTGGCGTAGAGTCGCATTTGGCTNTTTGAGANNGCGCTGACTTGCACCATTCCGTGTTTGTAATCCAAAACGTGACATTCTGTGGNTCCGATGATAATACAATCGGCGCTACCCGTTCCTTCAGGTACGTAATCGGAATAATCCACACGGGTTTCAATATATACGTCATCGTTTTCCCCAACTTGCGAACGAACGAAGTTAACGTATGTATCGACATAATGCTCGAGCTCTTCGTCATAGTATAGGCCTTTTTTAATTTCTTCGTATTGTTCATTAAATTCTTCTTGGGTTATTTGTTTAAAAGCTAAGCGAAGTTTAGCTTCACCAAGTTCATGCGCTGCCGTACCTTGAGCTGCGTAGTCAAAAGATCCCGGAGCCCTAACAATATCAGGAAGGGTTTCTGAAAGGCGTACAGAGGGAGGGCAAGCAAGCCACCTAGAACTGGATGATGGGGACAGAACGGAATGAAATGACATATTAGCGGTTTTCCTTTTTAGCGTGTTTATTCAGGTATAGTATAGCAGATTGTAATACGTCTGTCGAATCTTTTGCATTCCCCAATAAATGATTGCAGTTTGTGCAAAGAATTCCTCTAACCTCATTATCTGTATGGCAATGATCTAAATGTGTATTTTTATCATTTTTCAATTTTGTTTTGCAGATAGCGCATTTACCTTCTTGCGAGGAAAATATTTTATCTCGCTGAACTGCAGTGACACCGTAGTTAGAAACAAAATAGTAGTTCCTTATATGCTCAGGATTCCTTTTACGCCACGATTTTTGACGCGCAAGCACTAGCTTTCGATTGGTATTTCGGTATTCTTCTTGCCGTATTTTACAACAAGATTTACAGCTAGATCGTGAGATATGTTTTTTGTTCGCTTCACCCCGAGTAAAAAATTCCGAAAGGGGTTTTTTAACGCCACATTTGCTGCATTGTTTCATTGATTTTATCCTTACTGATAAGTTTGGTGGGTAGCCAGTGAGTAAGCACTGGCAGGGCCGCTAAGCCTATTCCCCGTTGTGTATTATACTACTCTTTTAATGCTTTTAATAGCTCTCCTATTTCTTTTTGAAAGTCGACTTTGATTTCAACAGCCGCCGTTACTTTAGAGTCTCTGACGTCCTTGTACTCTTCCGGGTACTGTCCGCGTAAACAAATTTCCGCAACACGGGAATTAAANGCNTTGTTTTCGATNTTNGCNANCATCATGTTTTCCCANTATGCTTGACCATAAGTAGTAGCCATGGACATAGTTTCCATAAAAACAGGGTCTTCTTTTTTCCATTTNGCNGCGGTNTCTTTACTAATACCGATAGCAGCAAACATGGCTTTTTGAGACGCGCCTTGTTTACCGAGTTCAATAATAGTTTCGGCCATTTCTGGAGTAAATAATTTTTTTTGTTTTTTAGTTGCCATTATTCTGCGGGGGGAGTTGGTTCTGGGGGTATATCGTTTGCTGGTGCTTGTAGGTTTTCTAATGGTGGGGCTAGTTCAGCCATGATATTTCCTTGAGGAGGACCCCATTATGGGGCCCAGTTGTTTAGAATATTACTGTTGTACCAGTGATACGTTTGCCGAGTTTAGCAAATTCATGCTGGCTGGTTTCGCTAATAAATTTGTTTATTTCAATAGCTTTTTCCACAATTTCTTCAACTGTTGGAAATTTCGGGGAAACTTCTTCTACTTTTTTAGAGCTTTTATTAAGCAATTCCCACGCAGCCAAGTTGGCTTCATGCTGCTTAACTAAAATGTCTTTAGCTGTGTTGAAAATGGAAAAGCGTAGTTCAAATGGATTCATTTTGTTTCTTTCTGTGTGTGTAATGTGAATGCCGTCTTTCCGGCTGTCAGGCTTCTTTACGCCAAACAGAGGCGTCTCACGACGAGCTCCTATATCTACTAATGCAAAAAACAGGGAAAAACCGCCCCTAATCTGGAGTAATAATGGTTCTTTTTTTAGCTACTGGGGGCTCTTTACTGCCGAACAATTCGCGGACAATATCCATGGTCATCTTTTGAGCTTTTAACTGTGCTTTAAGTTCCTCCTCCTCAGTTATCTTTTCTGTTTGCTTTTCAACTGCTTTAGCAATAGCTGTAGCAATATCGTTGCTCATTCCTTTACTGCGCAGGAGTTTCTTTAGATTCATCTTTAGCTTTCTGTGCTTCTAGTAAAACTTTAAACTGTGGCTCGCCTTGTGCTCTAAATATACCTATTAGCGGAGCCGATACTGCGTATGGTGCGTTTCCAAAAATCTGTAGTGCGTGGTTTGTTTGCTCCACTGTTAATTTAAAAATTAAAATTTCGTTATCTAGCGGGTCTTTTTGAATTTCTTCGGTCATTTCTTTTTGCCTTTCTTAGGGTTTGTTCCAAACATAAAATCTCTTGCTGCTAACTTTTCTGGGTCTGTGCAGTACTGGTTTAATTCCATCTTTTCACAGTACTTTTCCATTAACGCCTCACAGCGCATGTCGTGTAGTGACTTAATGCCAAGTAAGGCGTTCAACACTTCGTCCTCTGTCATTGGCCTTGGTGCGTCGCCGTAGTGTTTAAATAACAAATCAATGTCTTCACTGGTCTGCCACGCTACCATAATGGCTGATTCTAGGTCTACTTTNGGGTTCATTTGTTCATCCTTTTCTTAGCTTTTTTAATATCTGCGTCAAAGTTAACGCTATACCAAGCACCGACAATCTTCATTGCTGGAAGTAATTCTTTCCAAGACGCAACATCATCTTCGTGCCATGCTGTTGGGTTCTTCATCATGTCTGCAATACCGACATAACTATTTGCCAAACACATTCTTGTAATATCATCGACAATATCGTCGTCAATTTCTATCATCATTTGCCGCACTCCTTTTCATGGTAATCACAATCATATAAACGTTTGGCAATTTCACGGTCAATGTACCAACGGGCTTTACGCAAATCTTCTACTGCGTTGTCATGTTTAAGATCACAACGCCAGATATATTTAAGCGCGTTACCTAAATTAAAACTCATGTGCTCAGTAATTTGAATACAATCAATACCAGANGGGTGGCTCGTATAATGAGCTGGTTTATTTACTATATCTTGCATGCTTTCTCCTTANCTCTTCTTCTACGGCCATGACTTCTGCCTCGTTATCACAAACCCATAATGTTTTAATTGGCTCAAACATAGAAATATCAATGTCCTCTACACCACGTATGGTATCAAACAAAGATTGGCCTTTAACTTCATGTTCTACAATAAAAATACTCATAGTTTAAGTTCCTGTTTAATAAATTCAATCCCGGCGTTAAAGTGATAACGCCAAGTTTTTTCGGTCATTCTCATATCATTATAACTGAAACCTTGTAAGAAAGCATCTAAAACTTTACGTTGTTTTTCTGGCATTTTTGCTATTAGTCGTTTTATATCTGAGATGTCTTCAGCATCCCATGGTAGCCAACCTGATCCTTCTACAATACTAGAAGCTATGCCTTCCGTTTCGTCTTGTTCAATTGGATCTGGATCTTCATCCGATAAACGTGGTGCTACTGCTTGAATTTTTGTTGTCATAATTGAAGTGATTCTAGGATTGCCTCTTGTAAAGTTATTTTGCCTTCTAATACTGCTACTACTCTTTCATCCACGCTATTAGATACAATTAGGTGGTGTATGATAACCGGTTTTTCTTGCCCTTGGCGATAGATACGGGCATTTGCCTGGATATAGTTCTCAGATGACCAGGGGAGGTCGTACCACACTGTTTGTGCTGTATCACCAACGTTGCATTGTAAATTGAGCCCAATACCTCCTGATTGAGGGTGGGCCAAGAGCATACGAATCTCGCCACGACGCCACGCTTCAATGTTGTCATCGTCCAGCACCACAGCCTGCGGGAATGTAAGACGAAGTCTCTGGAGACTGTGTTTGAAGTGATAGAATACGAGCGTCGGGGAAGAAGATTCCTCCATGATCGACTCAAGATATTCCAGCTTACTGCGGTGTACTTCTTGTGCTTCTCCGTCTTCGTTATAGACCGCTCCCGATGTGAATTGCAGGAGCTTGTTCGCCAGTGCCGCTGCTGTTGGAGCTGTGATTTTTTCTTTNTTGATATCAACGACCATGTCTTTTCTAAGTGTGTCATATTTATTTCTTACTTGTGGGTCGAGNTCAATTTTGTGATGAAGGCTTGTAAGCGGAGGNAGTTGCAAATAATCCTCAGCTTTAAGCGAATAACAAATATCCGAAATCTTATCTTGAATAACTTTAGCGGCACCACTTTTTGGTTTCCATGAATACACCACGCGGGTGTGTCTGTTAAATTGATCTGGTTGTAAATACTTATCCCTGAACTTCGTCAGGCTTGTNTCCAGCCGTTGTCCTAAATCCAATATGCCCACCTGCGCCCATAGATCCGCNACCCCCTGTGGGGTTGGCGTACCAGTAAGGATAATACGACGATTGAANCCTTTTAGTTGCTTCTTCAATGCTTTGAATCGCTTGGTTGAGCTGTCTTTGAAACGACTGCTCTCGTCTATCACTAGGTTCTGAAATTGGTTTGGATGATTCTCGAATAACCATGCTACATTTTCCAAGTTAATAAGATAAATATCAGCATTTGCGTTAAGGCCAGATATTCGGGTTTGGGGGTTTCCCATTATCTTTGATACTTTTAGGTGCTTTAGGTGTTCCCACTTCTTTACTTCGGCGTCCCAAACTGTCTCTGCCACTCTCTTGGGCGCTATGACCAACGTCTTGCCCTTGAATTGCTCCGCTATGATAGTCAGCGTGGTTGTAGTCTTGCCCAGGCCTGGAGGGAGAAAGAATCCCATGTTGCTTATAGATTCGGCTTTTAAGATTAGTTCTTTTTGGTAGGGGTGGAGTTGCGTTTTCTTTAGCATATAAATGTGACCATAACCAATCTGCGATGTCGTAGTGATCTTGCATTGTACCATTATCTTTGAGTCTATTGGCCCGATGTGAAATAAATGCCACATTTCCTTCAATATACCCGAGCTGCGGTTCAATCCTATCTAGTTGCGGGCCGTTAGGTTTAAACTTACCCCACCCCAAACCCGAAGGCCCCCACTCGAAAGGTGTGTGAAATATAGGGCACTCATCGGTAGCAATAGATTTTAAATATTCTTGTGTTATAGAAAAGGGCACAGAGTCTCGTTTAGCCCGTGATTTAGACGAATGCCAAAACGAATTTAAATGTAGTTCTTTAATTGTTTTTCTTACACGCGCCATTTATAAAGTCCTCTACGTCTTCTTTGCTTCGTAAAATGTGAACCGGAAATCCCTGCTCACCCAGCTCGTCGAATACGAGCACTTGTCTTGGACTCAGCACCCCTGTCGCTGTTTTTAGTTCTACGAGGTACACTTTTTGGTTTAGAAATACTATCCGATCCGGCACTCCCGTTATGCTGCTCTGCCATTTGTAAGCGCGCCCCGATGACTTCACTATCTGTTTGACTAGATGTTTTTCTATTTCCTTTTCTAGCACACTCACGTTTTTCATCCTCCGTCGCATAGATTGCGAATACTTGTTTAAAAATATACTCCCCTAAATAGGAGCGTGATTCGTCGCCAATGTTTGTTTCACCTACGTACTCAAACACATGGGTTGTTGTGTGAGAAACTTCATGGTAGATAATACCCATGCGCTCTAACGAGTCTAGCTTTGCCATATCTTCATAATTAAACACAATACCTAACATGGCGAACTGTGTGCCCTCTTGTTGTATAAAGTGTGATTCAGCTAGCCCAATGTCCAATGCGGTATGTTTGGCTGTTATTTTGGAGTCTTTGACTGCTTCCTGAAAAGCAGCATCAGAAAAGCATACCTTAATCTTAATGCCAAAGTGCCCTGTATCAGCTATATAATACGGCTTATCTACCAAAGGGGATTGTGGCAAGGATTTGGATGTTGTCATTGTCAGCCTCTTGGTCGTAGTCAATACATTTTTCGGGATTAAATATCTTGTTCCAGTTTTTATCAAACTGTTCTTTGTCTGCTGGGAAAATTTGTTTATCTCCCTTACCACCATCACGCGTCGTCATTTTGGTTCTTTCTTAATACCAAGGCTTTCACGTAGTTCGTGTGAATGTAGTTTTTTACCGGGCTTTTTAACTTCTCCGGCGGCTTTTGCTATTTTAGCAGCTTTTTCACGATTTGCAAACTCTCCGTTGGATAATAAGAACCCACGCTTATCTTGGTGTTTTTTACGGCCAGCTTTCTTTTCAATTTCAGTATGGCTATACCCCTTAGAGTCGGATATTACTTTACCTGACTTTTCTTGTACTGCCGGCTCAACTACTTTGATTTTCTTTGTTGCCATTTTGGTTCCTTTGGTTAACATGCCATTTGCATAGTGATTTGTAGTACTTAATCTCTTCTTGGTA